ACAATAGATAACATTATATATGCAATCAAAGATAAGATTAAGATTAAAGAAATGTTAAACGGAATGAAATTTTAATATTGATATGACAATTACTCCACCAAATGATTTTTCAGGTTATAATAATAAATGGAAAGTATTTTTAGCTGGTCCTATTCAAGGAGCACCTAAATGGCAATTTGCCCTTCCAGAATTAGATAATGTAGTTTGGCTTTGTCCACGTAGAAATGATGGAGTCGAATTAAATGATGAAACTCACTATCAACAAATGGAATGGGAAACTCAAGCTTTACGTACAGCTAATATAATATTGTTTTGGATTCCAGAAGAAGTTGAACATATAGAGGGTCGTTCATATGCACAAACTACTAGATTTGAATTATGAGAAAATCTTGGTAGAGAAAAACGAATTATTCTTGGTATAAATGATAATTTTCCAGGTAGAGAGTATTTTGAATATAAAGCAAGAAAATATAAAAATATTATATTTGGCAAGCAGGTTTATCATACATTAGATGAATGTGTAGATGTATTAAAAATGTATATTGAAAGATGTGAACATAAGCCACGAACATATACTATTTCAGATATAGATTTTGATGAAAATTTTATAGAAAATAGTAATGGTGAATATGATGCCGGAAATTTTTATGAATTACCAGATTGGAAAAAGATTGAAAAATGGAACACAATAGTAAATCCTTGTGATACTGTAATTCATTATGGGAATTTTGGAAATAGATGGGTATGCAAATATTTAACTGGAAATCTTAAAATAGAAAATTGTTTATATTCGCATCAATTGAAATTATAATTTTGTAAAAAAAACTATTTATAATGTTGTTATTAAAATAATTAATAACAACATTTTTTATTATATGGAGCCAATAGAAATAAAAATTCCTCAAATTCAATGGTTTAATAATGGAGAAAAAACCAATGAAGAATTAGACAAATTATCTTTATAGAGATTTAATATTAAGAATTTAAAATCAGTTGATGATTATAAAGATATATAGAATTTTTATGTTTTTAAAGTTTTAGATTTAGATGAAAAATCTGAAACTGGATATTATGGTATGTGTATTAATAAAGAATATGCAAAGAAAATTCAAGAGATATTAAAAAATAGAAAACAATAATATGGAAAACGAAAAAAATCAAAATTATGAATATGTTGACCATCCCAACCATTATAACAATTATGGTATGGAAGTCATTGATATGATGGAAAAAATCTGGGGAACAAAAATGGTTGCAGTATGGTGTTTATTGACATCATATAAATATCGAATGCGAATGGGAACTAAACCAGATGAACCAATTCAACGTGATTTAGAAAAAGAACAATGGTATTTAAATAAGTATCAAGAATTAATTAAAAAATTAGAAAATAATAAATAATATTTTTATAATAAAAATAATTTAATAAAAATGAGTTTTTATTTAGAGTAAAGCAGAAAATACCAAAAATACCAAAAGTGTTTGGGCCAGAGAATTACTATATTTGAGGGAACAAAACCAGGTGGAAGCCTGGAAGAAGATTTAAGAAAAGAACAACGGTATCTTAAAAAGGCATCAGAACTTAAAGAAAAATTAAATCAACAAAAGAAAAATTAATCAAAATTATTATGACAAAGGAAGAATTATTAAAACGAGCTAAAGAGGTTATTGAATATTATACTATTCAAGGCTGGAAACATCATTTTAGAAATGATTATTGCACGTATGACTGTAATGTGATCCGTATTGAAGATTTAGAAAATAATGAAAATATGTTAAATTTTTTAGTTGAATTTATTAACATTATGAAGAAATATAATATTGGTTATTCGGGTGTTAATGGTATGTTGTGCAATTTTAAAACAAAAGATGCCGGTAATGATAATGTTATTAGATTTGGTATATCAAATTTGGGCTATTTCCTTTCAACACAAGAAGAAATGGATAAAGACCTTGAAAAAGCAAAAGAAAATGCATATCAAAAAATGCTTAATAACCGTGTAAAATTTTTATTGTCTGATAATTTAAAATATAAACTATCAGAAGATGAAGATAAATGTTATAAAGTAAGTGATTATGATAATATCGATTGTGAAAACGAAGATGTTGGTGAGGAAGACCTACCCGCAAAATTTCATGCAGAATTTACAGCAGATATTGAAACAATGGTAGAATTAAATCATATAGAAACTTTTACTAATGAAAATGATATAAAGAAAGAAATATGTGAAAAAATTGCAAATACAATATATCGGGACACATTTTATCAAATAAATGTAAAAGATATTGTAGATCTTATAAATAAAATTCAATTAAAAGAAATAGGAATTGGTTCTAGTATAAATGTTAGAACATATTCTGTATCAATTAAAAATGTTTTATTTGAAATAGAAGAATATTATGATGACGAACCACTTTCTTCTTTATATGAATTAGTTATTAAACGTTGTGTAAAACTTAATATTGAAAATGATATTAATATCACAAATATTGAATTTATTGATCCAAAATTTAATACTGAGGAATAATTGTTATTTAAAAATAAAAAATAATTTGATAGAATAAAGAAATGAGTTTTTAGGGAAAAAATGTAAAATCCATTGGTTTGGGGATTGTCGCATTTGAGGGAACAGAGCACCTTGCTAGTATAATCAGTGAATTTAGAGATATTGTTGATTATGTTGTTATTGGTTTACAAAGGAAATCATATCATGGAGATCCTATTGAACCAGTTGATTTAAATGAAATATTTAGATTGAAAGATGTAGACCATTTAGTTGACAATGTTCTTGAAGTTGTTTTAGACAGTTCAAAAGAACCGCGTGTTCAAGAAACAGACAAGAGAAATATGTTAATTCAAGATATTGAAGATCATGGTTGCTCACATGCAATTATTATTGATTCTGATGAATATTATTCACATAATAGCATATTGAAAGCTGTACAAGAAATCGATGAGCATAATTATGAAATAACATATTGTCAATATATTAATTATTATGCTGATTATAATCATTTCTTAGTATATCCATTCAAAGATGGAATGTATGTTCCATTTATAACAAAGACAAAATATCGTCATAGTTTTGATTGTACTGATTTTCCAATGCCATCAGATCCAACTAGACGATTTGTCCGTCCATATGATAGAGAAGATATTATTACACTTCCAAACGGACAAAAAAGAAAACAAAAACATTTTACTGTTGATTATTATATTTTTCCATGGAATGTTATTAAAATGCATCACCTATCTTGGTTGCGTGCTGATATGAGAAAGAAAGTTAATAACTGGTCGTCTAAAACATGTTTTGAAAATTATAATGATTTAATTGACAAAGCAATAGATGTTTATGAGCATTTTGATCATAATTCTAAAGAAGAACAAAAAGCATCATTATTATTTAATACGCCAAACCATGAAGTTTTTGTGCATGCATTCCCTCGTCAATATATTCATCCAAAATATGATTACATGACAAGGTTACGTCCAGCAAGAAGTGAAAAGAAAATTGCTATTATGAATCTTTCAACAACTAATAGTAAAATTGGATTATTTGAAAAACTTGAAGAATGTGGACGAAACACGTGGGCTAAAGATGTTCTTAATGGAAAATATCCAAATATTGATTATTGGTGTGTTATTGATTGCCATGAAGATTCTCATATTGACGAAGAAAAACATATGATATATATTAAAAATGATTATTCAAAAGAGAATATTCAACAATTATTAAACAGATGGATTGAAGCCTGCGAATTATTAACTAAATATAAATCATATGATTATATTCTAAGAACAAATACTTCAACTTGGGTTAATGTTGAATTTATTAATGAGATGCTTGCATATCAAACAGATGATTCAAAAATCTTTACACATAAATTCTATTCAGCATTTTGGTCTACATTTAATGTTTATTGTTCAGGCGCAGCAATGGTTTGGCCAGTTAGAAATATTCCAATTCTTAGAGATTTAATTAAACATACATCTAATGAAATATTAAGTCTTGCATTAGATGATGTTATGATGTCTGCATTATGGAGACAAAGAGCTGAGAAACTTGAATTAACAGACCCAAATGAGTGTTGGACGTCACTTGAAGGATATTGTTTAGCAAACAAATATAGTGATATTGATTGGAATAATGTAAATATTCAAGTTCCAATGATTCAAATTAAAACATTTGGGAATACTGAAGAAGAAAAGAATGATGATGCATACCGTCTAGAAAGTGATATTCAAAAAATGACAAAGTTGGATGCAAAATATAGACAATGGCGAAATTCAATTACAGATTCAGCATTTAAAACTTTTGTTGAAACATATATGAAAGTTAATATTAATAAAACTATTGGAATTAATAGATATTCAAAACAAGAATGGCAAAAAGGAAATTTAACTTTTGAGCAAAAAACAAAAGAAACTTTATATAATTGGAAACCATATAATCAAGAAACAATTGAATGGTTGGAAAATAGAGCTAAAGAATGCGGATATAAACATTCATATTATTGGAAAAATAAAGAGAAGAAATAAATCTTCTCTTTATTTTTATAAATTTACTACTGGTCGAATATTTAATCCTCTTGCTCTATAATCTATATCTATATATACTGGTTGACTAAAATCACTATCAAAATGCAAAAAATATGCTTTATGATAATCTAATATATTATCTTGCCCAAATGCATTTGTTGAAGTCCATATTCCGCCATCAAAATTTTTATTTATTATATGATCGCCATTTGTATATCCTGCAGCTGGAAAAAACAATTCATTTCTATTTATTTTACTGGTTAGCATAACACCATTTAATCCATTTACCGGTTTTCCTTTAAATTTAAAATTAGTAATCCATTGTTTATCTGTATATCTTAATAGTTCTTCACACTATTCTTTAGTTGGAATATGAAATTTAAAATTATGGCATTTTTTAAATTGATATGCAGCATCATCTTCAGGAAGAAGTTGGGTTAAACCATCTTTTCTACAATATTTAGTTAAATTACGATTATTATCACAAAAAGTTAAAGTGTCTATTGAATAATCATTTTTAACTTTGGATTCTCCCCATGAATAATAGTTTCCATAAAAATCAGATTGCCATGGGTCTGGATCTAATTCTGGATATGCTTCAAGATTATACTTGCACCATAAAGTTCCTGAAGGCAATCCTAAATCAACAACTTCCTACATTAAATCAACATATTCTTTCGTTCCACCTTGATATTTAACTTTACTATTATCTTGACCTTGAATATCTTCATTGTCTTCAAAGTCATCCAAAGCAAACTTTATTCCTTTATTAACTGCTTCTAATATTTTATTATAGTTTTTCATTCAATATATTTATTAAAATTCAAAAAACTTTACTAATTTTTTGATTATAATAATTGAAATAATTAATTATCATGTCAAGAAAGAAATCAGAAAATACTGAAGAGATTAAAAAACCAAAGGCAATTAGCCCATTTGATATTATTAAAATGATGTTTACTGATATTACATCATTTAATAATTTATCAAATTTAATATTGTCTAAAAATTTTTTTATGATTAATAGAATTTTTTCTATTATGTTTCCTATGCAAGCACAATGTTTTAATAATCTTGATATTAATCAGGCTGAAGTTATTAGAGCATGGCAAAGATTTGCAACGGCTAAATTAGGTTATGGAAGAGTTCCAGGTTTTGTTTATACTAAAGGCGCAAAAGCATCACAAGAACAAAATAAAACTGATAATATTTCTAAAGAAGATAAAGAATTATATTGTAAGCATTATCAAATATCATTAAAAGATTTTGATGATATGCTTTATTTTATGCATGATATTGCATTAGATCACTTCAATAATTTTGTGAAAATTAATTCACAATCTGAACAAAATAAAACATTTATAAAAACTAAATAATTATGATTCCAAGAATTGATAAAAGTAGATTATTTCCGGGTACTGTTGTAATCAATGATGGAGAATACACATGGATATGGAATGGAATATATAATTCGTTTACTCTTTTTAAAAATGGAGAAATAGTAATTGATGAAAGATGAGTATGTGTTAATATTTAAATAGTAAAATTAAATAAAATAAATATGGCTAATATAATTGATGGATTTGTTGTATATCGAAAAGGGTATGATACATATATGGTTGATAGCTTGCATTATCCATTTACTTATATTCACTTTGAAAATGGAAAAATGGTATATCCAATATTGAGTTTGTCTCATGCAGAACAATTAGAAAAATTAAATGGTAAATATACAATATGATAAAAAAAAATATGATAAAGCAGTTAATCCAACATATGCAACATTTAAAGGTGGTTATGGATCGTACAATATTGCTATGACCAAGTGGGAATATTTTTGTTTATGGGGGCATTTTCGAATTTGTTTCGACAAAACCGATTTAATTGATGGATGGACACATATCAGTTTCCATGGATATAGAAATGGTTACACATATACAGCTATAAAAAAATTATTATGGAATTTTAAATTGCATATTGCATTTAATAAAAAATTTCCATTTATAAAAATTGGATTTAAAAATATTTGGAAATTAAAAAATTGGAATTAAAAAACTTAAAAATTTAATATATTATGAAAAAGAATGATATTAAAATCAATGCTCAAAAAATAGCATTAGAAACAATTAAGATAATAAAAGACGAAAAGAAAAATATTTTAACTGAAAAAGAATTAGGAGAACTTGTTAAAAAAGTTGCATCAAAAACAATTGGTTGTGATATTGATCCAGTTAAATACGAAGAGATTCCTAATAAATTATCCAAGATATTATCAAAGTGTTTAAAAACGAATGTTGAAGTATCTGGCAATGAATTAGATGGAAAAGATATAATTGTTAAAGTAGAAAAACATAAAAATGATTAAATTATGAAAATAGCTTTAGCAACAATTAAATATGACACTTTTGATATAGATTTTCAAAAGATATTTGATTTTATGAAAAATGAAGGTATATTAGAAAATACAGTATATGAGTATGCTACTAAATTTCTTGCCAATATATCCTATTATTTAGAACAAATTTATGAAATTAATATATCTTATCGAGATATAGAAGATTATGAATATAAAGAATTATGTGAAAAAAAGATATATCCAGAAATTATGAATGAATACATCTTAGATAATTTATATAATGAATATCATGATTGGCTTGATAAAAATAAAGAAAAACTTGGATTAATATGAAAAATATAATTATGGAAAGTCCACATCAATTACATACATATGGTTGGACTAATGTAACAATTGAAGATTTAAGAAATGGAAAATATTATGAAGGCATTTTCTATGGTCGGCAAATGCACACACATAATATTGGAAATGTATATCATGATATAGAGACATGGCGTTATCCTAATGAAAGTATTGAAAAGAAAATTGAAGACAACAAACAGTATAAAGTGTGGGCCAAATATCATGATGCAGCAGACCCAATGGATTTATCTTGTTCATATACAATAATTTATATTGAAGAGGTTTAATGATGATAGCATTAGGTGGAGCGGTAGCGGCTATAATGAATATGTGGGATTCTAATAATGAATGCCATGGTTATTTACATTTTGATAAAGAACCATTAGAATATCAATCTGATGTAACATTTAAATTTAAAATCTTATCTAATAAAGGCTATAGCATTAAAAACATATTAGAAGAACAGTTTAATAAACCGAGTGATTTTATAAGAGATTTTCCTCCTATATATGAAATAACCGATGAAAATGAAAATACTTTTGAATTAAAATTAATAAAGGCGTCATATAAGTTACATCATTCTCAAATAATTGAATTACTATCTGATAATGGTTTTATTTCAGGAGAAGACTATATTTTGAGTTGGATAATTGGAAATTGGAATAGAAAAACAAAGGAATTTAATTTATGAAAAAAGAAAATACACAAAAAATTGAAGAGTCAAAAGTTATAAGTGAGACTATATCAACAGCTAATGAAAATGAAACAGATTATAAAGATTTGTATCTCAGAACTTTAGCAGATATGGATAATCTTCGAAAAAATACTACAAAGAAGATTAATGATATTTATAAAATGGCAAATGACAAGCTTATTAAAGAGTTATTGCCATTTATAGATTCTTTAAATTTAGCAGTTAGCAATGAGAATATTAAGCTTGATGAAGAAACATATAGTGAAGGTTATGAAGTTTTGAAAAAGCAATTTGAAAATATTCTTAGTAAGTTTGGATTAAAGGAAATTGAAGTTCATGAAGATGATGATTTTGATGAATCTATTATGAATGCAGTTGCTATTGCACCAACTGGAGATAAAAAATCAGATAATAAAGTTTGTGATATTACTAAAAAAGGTTACACATTAAATGATGTAATTATTAGATATACAGATGTAGTTGTTTACAAATACAATAAATAAAAAATTTAAAAATTATGAAAGCAAATTATAGAATTATTAGAATTGGAAAAAAGTATTTTCCACAAACTCGTTTTCAACATGTAGTAACAGTAGGAAAAGGTGATATTCTGCCTATTCATGATTGGGTATATTTTAAAGATACACACGGGGATGATATGTGGTTTAATACATACGAAGAGGCACTTAATGTATGTATTGAAGATGAAAAAACTGAGAAAATTGATGAAATTATAGAGATTGAAATTAATCATGGAAAAGTAATAGAAGAACAAAGAATACGATGATAAAAATAGAAAAATAATATATTTTTAAAAAATGGAAAACGAAGAAAAAACATTTGAAGTTCAAAAGAATTATTCAGAGGAAGTTATTACTGAAATTCAACATGCAATTAATTCTAAAACTGCTACAATAAAAATATTGGCATCTATTGATGAATTGCCAAAAAATATTTATATTGATAATGTAAAAATTACATTATCCCAATTGAATGAAAAGTATGATGCATATTTG